TATTGCATCATTGTTTTTACACCTATTCCCTTGATATCCCGCCATAGCATTTTCATCATGATATTCAATATCTGGACATTCACGTTCCGGCTGCTGTGTGTCAGTCATCGTTTCCACCTCGGGATAGCACCACGAGATTTATTCAAACATACTCCATGAAGATTGCAATATTTTTGCAATAGTTCGTCAGGAACCTTTTGCGGTATATCTTTTGGAAGACTTACTGAACATGTCATACTCGGACATAGATTACATATAGCATCACTCATTGTTATCTCTCCGTTTCCGTTCTCGATCAACAATTCGTTTCTCAGATTCTGGTAATCCGTTATACCAGTCGTCCCAAAGTTTCTGACGTTCCTCCTCAGTCATCGGAGGCTTATTGATTAGCTTCTTAAAGTCAACCATGAGTCACCTCCCGATTAAAGAAGTCCGGATCCTTCTTAAATATTGGACACCAGAAGATAACGATTAACCATTCAAAGAACGATAACCGTCCAAACTGCTGGCAACCGTTCACATAGAAGATACATCGTTTACATCTCATCGTTTATCACCATAATCGAAATAACAAAGTGTGCAACCTTCTCCATCCCATGCTCGACAACGATTACCGGGTTCAATATCGAATCGTCTAAACGGTACACCAACTCTACATACGGTACCGTTTCCAAAGATCCTAAACGGACAGTAAAGTCCACCCTCCCACTTCTCATCAACCATCTTAATCACCTAGCTCTTCGTCTTTAAAAAATTTAGTTGGGTGAGTCTACATTCTTGAACAACGGTAACCCGTTATCGTTCACTGGAATATAGATTGCCTTCGGATTAGTCTTCATCGTTTCCAACCAATACCACTGTAAGTACTGTTCAGATAACGATCCGGCGATAATCTTGTTCGCATCAGCGATACCTTGAGCTTCAGCTCTCATACGGTTTGATTCCATCTCCTGGACACTAACTTCATTCTGCTTGGTCTTAATCTTAGTCTCCATATTCATCTGATCAGTTCGTGCATTCGTGAATTCAGGTGGAAACTCAATATTCCGTATATAGAACTGCTCAATCGTTATGGAGTCCTTAACCCCAACGTTGTTAATACGCTCACGTACAGCGTCACCCATTCTCTGTTCAACTAACAGTCTGTCTGCTCCACCAGTACTTGCAGAATACAACGTCTTAGCATCATACTGAGACATTACATCCCTCGGCACAGTATGCATAGGGTCCCTAAGTACTGTCGTAATATAATCAGTTCCTACAGTCTTATAAACCTCTACGGCTTTATTTGGATTCAGATGATAGTTCATTGTGACACCAATCGTAGTCTTTAGGGCTTCATTAGATAGTCCAACGATGGTAGCTACATCATTAGTCCCATAGTCTATGTACTTCTGTGTCTGAACGGACATAGGGATTATCCTCGTGAACGGGAACTTCAAGTGAAATCCAGGTTCAAGAACGTTATCGTTAACAGTTCCGAACGTATCCTGAATTCCAACATGTCCAGCTGGAACAGTTGTTATACAGTTCAATAGTAACGGTAATACTATGAACGTCCCTATAACTCCAACAAAGAGTACTCCCAGTACTCTTAACGGTCTCGGTTCTCCATACTTATCTCGAAAGAATGATTGTCTCCGATTGTCTTCCATGTCTACACCTGGGCTTTCGCCCAGATGTAAAGTGGACTGATAGGTTCGACCCTAATCAGCCCGTAAATATCTAAGATCTCATTATATGACCAAGAAACATTGCTGACAGCATGCCAACTCGTGGTCTTGAAGCAGTTTCTAGAATATCTAAACATTGTGACTTTGTTCGAACGTTCGGATCTCTGCATAAGTCAACTAGCGTTTGACATTCCATCACCTCTTCAGGTGTCATATTATATGCCTCATGAATTTCCATGTTTAATCCTCCCGAGTGTCCACCATAGTATATGGTTCACCAAGTTCGTTCAACTTTCGTTTCCAGAGGTCAATCTCCCGATCATCAATCTTAAACTCAAGTTTCGTCTTAGTCATTGTGACTATAATCGTCTCATGTTTTAATCGTTCATTGATTGCTTTATCCAGATCAATATACTGCTCCGTCATTAGAACTCCTCTTGTCTAACTAATTCATATACCTCAATTACCACAGGTACTAGATCTCGTCCACATTTATTCGATTGTCTATTCAACTCCGTAACAATAGCATATTTTGATCGTCCAGACTGGACCATCTTTAGCACCGTAGTTAGTAACCGTACATGAAAAAGTTTTTTTGTATCATCAGTTAGTCCTATCGCAACGATATTATCCTGCAGTACGATCGCAAGATTGTCCCTTTTCGTCATCTAGTAGACTCCCGAACGTTGTGAATGATTTCACTGCGAACACACTCTGTCCCTTTCGTGAAACAGATTCCGGACTACTGTTCGGAGCAACAAAATTCCACCGTTTAATCAGTGAAGCTGCAATACCCGATACAATATATATTATATCTTCTCGTATTGGATCCGGTAATCCTTTGAACTCAGGTTTACCAACATACCGTTTAATAACAGTTCCGTTCGCAACGTATATCACCTGTTCCTTTTGTTTCACACGTAACGGAAAATTTGCAGGTGGATACTCTGCAAGTACCCGCCCGTCAGTTGCGATCCTCCGTATAATGTGGGGTGTTTTATTCTCCCAACCGTTTATCTTCATCAGTCCATCTCCGAGCTCTCTCTTTAGCAGCTGGTATACCACCTTCAATGTATCCTTTCGTCTTGTGTTTACATTCCGAACATAAGTATCCAGTAAATGGATCAATTAATATCGTTCCATCTTCTTTAGTATGTGTGATCAATCCTTCAACGCATCCGTTTATCTGACTCTCCCGAATCAACGATCCACAACAGAAGCATACTGCTGTAGCTGGTAGGTAGTCACTTCTCATAGTTATTCCTCACTAGTCTTCCGTCTTGTAATGTACCCAGCTACCACATCGTAGCCCCACGTATTCAACGTTCTTACTGGAATATCAGGGATTCCATATCCTGTCATTCGTAAGGAAGCTAAATTTAAGCACTGAATAAATACTTGTGCATCCAATCGATCGCTCTCTTTAGATAGTTGTCCATATGCTTCGTTAACCAACCGCCTTAGCTCCACGTTCGTTATGACTTTCTTGTGTACACCCCAACACTGGTCTAAGGTGTTACCGTATTCCAGTCCGCATCCAGTACAGTAGCCAACCTTCTGGAGTTTATCTCTGTAGGCTTGTCGTACCACTGAATGGCAGAATGGACAGTAACCCATGATACGTTCGTTAGACATAAACGATACCTCTCAGAGGTACCGTTTAAGCCTTCCGAACGATGTATGCAACGTTTCCTTCCTTGATGATCTCGTAGTCACCCTTTTCTACTGCAGACCGGATAGATGAGTTCTGTACCCTGGTGTCTCCATCTTCAGTCTTCTCGAGACCAAATTTCAGGTCTACCAGGCGCTTCAATGTCGCAACACTGATCTTGTCTTTTCCAGCTGCAAACAGTTCATCACGGTACTCGCGAATCTGATCGGCAGATACACTTGCCTGTCCAGACTTCCGGACCTTCCTCTCTGCATCGATCTTGTCGTACAGATCTCCGAGTTCCATTACATCCGCATTTTCGATACTGGGTGCCGGAGCGCCCTTCTTGCTTGCTTTAGGCATGTTTTCGTCTCTCCTGTTCAGGCCTTTCACCTGTGCTGCCCGGAAATGTTTCCGTTTCCGGGTTTCAGCCAAATAAAGGTTATAAAGTAATAGGTACAGCTCTACCCTGTACAAATTTCATTGGTGGGGTTGCTCCCATTGCCTGGTCTATAGTATTCTTGATTATAAATGCATCCTCTCTAGTGTTAGCTTTAAACACTATGTATCCTTCACCTACCACTTGGACTCTCCAATGATCGTAATGACTAACTCCATCATCAGGTGGAAAGATGATAATGGATTTTATTGCATCCACTCTCATCTGGTTGAAATTATGTCCGTTGTCAAACGCTATCATTCCAGTTGGTAATACTTCGATTTTCATAGAACGATCCTCTCAGTCATGCTCAAACAGTTTCCTGAGCGTATCCCGTCTCGTTATACGGTCCTGGTCCTTCAATGCTTGCATCACAATGATAACTTCTATCTTTGTGAAGTTATCGTACAGGAGCTGTGCAAATCCAGACCTGCAGTCAGGGTACAATTTATCTTCGTGCCTAACAAGCCTGTTGTACTTCCTCATGATTTGTTCGAGACGTTCCTTGGTCATTCCCATAGCAATCGGATAATCATTGCTTTCATGATTCCACACAATCTGTTCGTTTTCTGGTTCCATAGTTTCACCTACAAATTATCTTCATTACAAATATCACATTCTTCAGGATCATTCCCATGAATGCACATATCTGGTAGTTGTTCATCATTCATTACATCTTCAAGTTCATCTTCAGGAAGACTTCCATCTTCCGTCATCAACGGAACAATTACTGATGCTATCAGTTCGATCATCTAGCTCACCGTATCAGACCATAAATGAACATTGTTTAGTTCTTCAATCACATGATCAAGTGGTTCAGTCTCATCACTATAACTACAGTCTGCTCTGAGGTCCTCAAGATCAAGAATGATCCTTTTCAGTCTTGTGCTTAGACTCATGTTGTCTCCTTTCCTGGTAGATCTCAACCATAGCTTTTGCTCCGTGCATGAATGCACGTTGGAACAACTGCATCTGTTCCGGATCGTTGATTGATTCGTTATTAGCTACGGTTAAGCATTTCATCTGTAATCTGATAAATGCAGTTCTCGCTTCATCACTTAATCGTTTTGATTTATCCAAATCATCCATTACGATCACTCCATCGGTTCTTTAATCTCTTTGAATGCTTTCAGAATATTCTTCGTTGTTAACGAGTCACCGTAAATAATACAGTTCTCGAACGCAGCGCGGATATCTGATCCGCTCGCATCTCTCAGTTCTTTACAGAGCCAATCAACATCAACATCAGCTTCGTAGCGTCCTGCATAAAACGCTACAATCATACGTCTCTTCTCATCTGTCGGCTTCTGTACTTTAATTGCAGGACCTAAACGTCCCACCCTCAGTAATGCTTCATCCAGATCAGCTGCTCGATTTGTTGTCGCGATGAACTTAACATGTCCGATATCTCCAACACCATCGAGAACACGTAACAGCTTGAAGACTTTCTCTCTATCTACAGCTCGTGTAAGTCCGTTCTCATCAATCTCATCCGCAACAATCAACGCACTTTTTCCGAGGAATCTCATCAGTTTATCGAGTGCTTTCACGAAGTCCTCCCAGGTATCCGAATCAGACCCTAACGGATAGTGTATCCAGTCCGGAGTTCTCCGTATGATCTCCTTCACGATCTCACTCTTTCCACAACCTGGGGATCCATGTAGTAAAATGTGTCGGTTGATCAATCTTGGATCAGTTGTTGTAATCGTAGCGAGAATCCGTTCAATTGTTTTTTCCTCACCAACCAATTCGATACTACCCTCCTCAAGCGTCATGACTTTGCTGAGTGCTGCGAATATGATCGTCTTCAACGGTTCGAGAGCTTCCTTGTATCCGCTGATGTATAGCACCGACAGTATGTTTATCATACTCTCGTACTTTGAATCGTTCTCGAACTCGATATACGTTCCTGGTGGAAACTTCTCACATTGCCTATTCGGATCTCCATATACCCGTGAAGTTGTACTGAACCATCCACCACGTCCACCGATCTTGGTAGATATGAAAGGTCCACTAATACTAACATTAATGAACGGGTGGCACTTCAGATATTTCAGTGGACTATCGGTACCATCTTCATCATCATCATCACTGATGGTCCTCATATTCTTTACTGGAGTTGTTATCCGGAAATATGTACCAATCATAGGTCCGAACATTCCTGGAGACATACCTACATATAGATTCTCCGTATCAACGAGCTTCCCGATCACTTTGATCGCATCGTTGATTACTTTCATATTACTCTCCAGCTTTGTGGTTTTACCGGTATACGTTAACTCAGTCATCTTATCACCTTATATGTCCTTTGATCAACACACCTTTCCGTCTTGGAGCCTTCCCGCTAACAAGTTTCCGTCCACATCCAGGTAACGGACACTTGTGATCTAGTTCCGGATGAGCCGTTAGATGTTGATAGGCCATGAATCCATGATCGTGATGCAAGTAGTAAAACGTAACGTCTATTGGTTTGTCCTCCCAATCAGTCGTTTCGTATATACGTGTTGTATCACTATCGGACTTCAGTTTCATCTCTTTAATACTGATAGTCATACGATACACCCGTGTTTCATCAGTATATTCATCAGTTCAACGGCACCTGTATTAAACGCTGCTTCGTACATCAAACGTTCACCGGTAGTTAGTGTGAATCCCAGATCGTTGATTCTAGTTACTCTCGCGGCAATTAGTTCTTCAGTTATCTGTTTTGCATCCATTCATTGCCTCCCGTTCGTGTATCATCTTGTGGGCATCGATCCGACGTAAGCCCACACGTCTCCGTTCATCGGTAGCGATTAGGATCTTCGCTGTGCATATCGGACAGGTATATATTATCATGGTATGATCCTGAAGTCTGGTAATCTCGTCGTTACCGCGGTAACGATTTTATCAATATCCAGGCCTTCGCCATTATTGTTGATCGCGTGGTGAATTGCATGTTCAGTACATCCTTCTAGTTGACCAAGCTGGTAGGCTCTCAGTATTGCTACCAGTTTACTGAGGTTCTGGTGGCAAACATCAGAGTATAACAACCAGATCTTGTCCTCGTAAATATCGAGTGAGTCCATCATCAAGATGGCTCCGAGTCCACCCATTGAACGTGGATCGATAACATCACCCTGTTTAATCAGTTCGGCACATACTCGTACCGCTCCTGGGTTCCCGTTGCTCATCTTCATTATGCCATCGAATGTTGTCATGTTCAAATCGTTAATTCTTGGGTTGTCGTATGACATGTTGTTACCTCTTAGTCTAATCGTTTAACTTTTACGATCTCCCTTAGATCTACATCATCATGGTAACCACGCGGATCAGTCGCCATGTAGAAACACTCCACTACCATATCTTCAAATGATAGATCTTCTGGATTGATCTCCTGATAGTCAGCGATAACAGGTCTCAGTCTCTCCAGTTGGTCGTCTGGTATCTCAACCTGGAAGATCATATAACTTTCGCTCCTAGAATCTCATACGCACGCTTGACATCGTCAAGTGTTGGAATTCCTTGGAAGTCGTTCAGTATTCCAGTCTCTGGATCTATAATCCAGTGGAACGTCTCATCGATATCAAGACTATCGATCTCAGTATCGGACATCGTTCCTACATCAGCATACAGTACGTTAGCTATCACTAACGGATTGTATATCCTTGGGTCTTTCATTTCAGTCACCGTTTACTGGTATTTAGTGCCGTACAGTCGTACTGCTGCTACTCTGGTAATCTTATCTTGAACACTACCAACTTCACGTTGTAGTGTCACATATCTTAGTACAGCCATTTCAAATAGTTGATCCTGTTGTGGAGTTGTTTCACCAAGTATTGATTGTATGGTGTATTGAGCAAGTACGTTCGCTAACGTGATTGAAAGTAGTTCGTCAACTGTAAATTCCATGCTCACTTCATGATCCCTCATATTGATCAGTCCCTCCGATTCGGGTAATACCGTTCCGTTTTGCAATCCTTACACTGTACATGTTCCCCACCCGTTCTGGTATTACGTACCGTCACGTTGGTGGATCCACACTTGTAACACTTGTTATGCATTGAAACCTCGTTATATCATTACACTTCGGCTACCATTTTCATTAGTGCTTTGTCCAACTGTTGGTCATCAAGCTCTCCATTTTTTGCTAACTGCTTCAAGAAGGTTGTAGCACCTTCTTTAGTAGATAGATTGAGTTTCATGAACTCATCAAACTGTTTCGCTTCCATGTTACGTCTCCTTTGGTTCCCAATCCCTCGGGTGTATATGCCTCGTTATATCGTGCACAACACCGTCATCGGTGGTATACTGTGTCAGTAATGTATCGCCAGTCATCCACGTTGTCTTCGAGTCGAGATACTGTGCGTTGAACAGTTCTCCAATTAGATCGTCCATTAGTACACAGATTAACGTTGCCTGGTCTTGCTCGACTAGCTTGTTCAGAATCTTGCCGATCTTAGCTTGTGCCTTATAGTACGCTTTTCGATTAGCAAGTGGATACGTTGCATCGTTCACATCGAACATGTTGTGTTCCCACATGTTGGCTAGCTTCTTTATCTGATCAACGTGTAGTGACCGGTTAACGATTGCCTGGTTGAGCATCGTTTCAGACTTCGTATATCCAGTCATACGTTCTCCAGTAGCTTTTTCTTATCGTTGTCAGACACCCAGATCTCGTTATGTCCACACGATCCCTTACACAGATACGGGTAACAGTGTTTCACTGCATGACAGGACATCTCAGGTACATCTGGACATGTTTCGTTCATTAACGGACATCGAGCGTCATCCCAGAACCTCATTACTTCTTCGAGGAAATTAATCCTACGTATTGCCCAGTCTGGAACATCATTCCAGTCACCAGACAGATGATCTGCATATCCGTCCGGATACTTTGGCTGTACTTTTTCACGGTTCATTTGGTCTCACCGACACTACGTTTGTTTCATACTCCCAGTCATACTGAACATACGTGCAAGGAATTAGTGCATTCTTACACGCTTCAGCAACCTTCTCTTGAAGGTTTGCTTGTGTACATCCTTCTATCCGAAGAAGCATTCCCTGGACGAACACTCTAGATGCATCAGTGATTATTGCACCGTAAACTTCTTCCAGATCACCATCGTGATATTTTGTACCGTCAGATACAAAATATATCGTCATGGTATCGCACCCCACATAGTTCTACGAAACGCATAGTATACGCCTCGTACCGTCATACTCATAGCTCGAAACATAGTTTAGTCCTCTTTACTGTACTTCTCGATCAGTTGATCGAGTTCTACATAGAATTCTTTCGGAAACTGTTTCTTCGGTGCAGTCGAACGAGCTTCTGGTATTACCTTCGATTCGTCCAAGTATGCACACTCTCTCCAGAGTTCGAATACTCCAACTACTGGTCCGGAATCTTCCAGTATCTCGATCAGCTCTCCAACGTCAGATGTTACGATCTGGTTGAACCCAGTATCATCACATTCTTCAGGATCGGGCCACTTATATACAAACGTATATAATCGACCGTACTTATCAACTAACCGTACACCTAACGGGTCGTTCGTACTATATGTTTCATCCATGATTAGTCCTCCAGATTGATAATCTCGTACGTTAGCCCGTACATTCGCTTCTTTGTTCGTACTTCGCTACTTCTTTCATATGAACCAGTTAGTCCATCGAACCGTTCGAATAGTTCCCACTCATCGGAAATCTGTTCTTTCAGTCTTCGAACTTTCAGACACATCGTTCTCCATACAACATTATAGATGTAACATTTCGGTTTGAACGGAATACGTTTCCACTCAAACTTCTGTTCATGACAACGTAGAACTATGTTCGCGATATGTTCTTCGGAACAGTCAAAATTCAGTCTCGTTGTACCCTCATAGTAGAATGTTAGTTCCTCCATCACGTTCAGTTGAAATGATATGTTCGTCGGTGCGTTCTTATTGAACTCTCTCGTGGCTTCGGGCGACAGTTTATCTTTGGTCTCAGATGATCTAGATGCTCTTGACCGTCGTGAACGATCAACATCATCATACAGTTTCTTTATTCTGTTCCATTTTTCTTGATCTGTTTCATCTAGTACCATGTTGACCTCTCGATCATATTCTCATTCTTATCTATCGTATATATATTAAACTTGTTCTCATATATAAGTATAGGTTCTCGCAATTAACCGTTAAGATGGTTATTACCATTCAGGCTCTCTATACCAACAAAATGTTTATTATATATAGTCCGGTAGTTTGCATGATAACGGTAGTGGCGCAGATGATGGAACTTAACGGTCTGTGAACTGTTGTAGGGAATCTTTCCTTTTAGAGGGTAGATCGGCTTTTCTTTTGTCGGTGTGTCTTGCGGTCCTTCGGTCCGGAGCTCCGTAATTTCCCATGGGTATAGCTCTGCGTCGGGGATTGCATAGCACCCCTCGTAATCCATCTTACGAATCTTAATCTTCGTAATGACCCGTTTAATAGTGTGTTCGCTCCTTCGTCTGCACGCTTGCTCGATAATAAGGTTGGTCGTCCTTCATCCCCCGCATGCCTCTTCAGTTCGGCGGTAACCAGATTGAACGGTCGGTCGGTCGGGCCTCCTCCTAACGTCAGGAGTACCCCTTTAACAAAAAAAAATTATGGTGTTACTTGCCTGTCATCTTAGCGGCAGATACGCTTTGTTTCCACTCATCCAGGACTTCACACCATTCACTCCACATAGCGGCTTTGACCGCAGGGTAGTCATGCATACTACCTCGTTACTTCTTTGCGGCCTGGTCCTTCTTCTTTGGAGCCTCGTACCTGAACACGTTGTGCGCTACTTCTTTGAACCCTGCCTTTCCGTCCATTGCGTACTTAACAGTCATCCAGTTGACCTTCACCTTGGGCTCATCACCAGTCTTGCCTTCATTCAGGCCAGCATCAAGCCATGCCCTCAGTTTTGCAACTGTGTAGTCCTGGCCATCCGCCATGATCTCCTTCAAGATCTTGTTGTACCTGGCTACTGATTCAGTCTTCGACCTTCCGCGCACTTCAACGTTTGCCTTGATTGCATTCCAGTCTGTCATGCTTTACTCCTTGGCACCCTTTTTTGTGCCACATGCTTCACAAATTTCTTCATCGATACACACACTTTGATATCATCGGTCGGCTTGCCCAGTGCTAGTTGGCAACGCGTCATCCCCAATCTATCATTCAACAGGTCAGGACATCCATCACACTTCATCCTTCATCCCCCCTTTTATTTTCAATTAAACAATAATAACAATTTCATGTTCAAGATCCGGTACTAATTCCTTAACAGTAACATACCCTCTTACATCAGGTAATCGGTCCGCTACAATAACGTTGCCTCGATAATTAACAGTTGCGTAAACTGTGATAGTTCCAAGATCAACTTTGGTCCATAACATATCGTCAACACGTATTGGTTCCACTTTTAACCTCCTTTTTGTTTTTCAACAATATAAAAACAACTTCAACAGTTAACCACTATAATCAACCCCAGCTAGGCGGGGGTTGATAGGTGTCGGTAACCTTATAACTATAACGCTTAGTTGTGTAACCATATAAGTCACCTTTCATTAAAAAAACTTTAAAATAACTCTCTATTCCACATACACCTTATTACTTCTTATCACCACTCCTCAAATTCAAATCCATCTTCATCCACCAACTTCCCTTTCTTTCTATTCAATAAATTATTATAACTATAATCCTCCTCACTTTCTTTCTCATCAACATTACACATACCTTTAACATTCCATCCACAACTTATTATCTCACACTTTCTCCCTTTCCAACAAATCTTATCTTTACCTTCAATCATTATTCTTCATCTCCTTCATATATTCATTAATACCTTTATCATATACTTCTTTACTCACTTCTTTCCACCACTTACATTCAATACAATCATCATAACATTCATCAACCTCTTTATTTAAACAAAACCCATATCTACTCATTCTTAATCACCACCCAATCTTCAACCTTTAATATATCATCATTCAACATTAACTTCTCAATAACATACCCCTCTTTATTCAACATATCCTTTATTCTATATATATCCAAACACTTATTCATATATCTACTTAAATCACCAACAATATCCTTTAATCTCTTACTCCCACCAATCCTCACACTCATAATAACCATATCACATACATTACTATAATTAACCTTCTCAACCTTACCACATAACATTCTCATACAATATACCTCCATTATAATTTCACATAAAATAATTAAATTCTCCTCTCACTATACATCATCTTACCCTTCTCATCAAACTCCAACTTCTTCTTAATATCAACAATCTCCCATTCATTCTTATCCTTATTCCAAACCTTATCCTTCACAATCTCAATCATACTCTTAACCTCCTATATATTTTCATAAACCTTAATAACATTAATAAAAATTTAACATATAACTATCTATATTCTATATATATGGTCACCGTACATCATTACCACTAGTTGCAATGTTTTGCACAAGCTAGCACCGGAAATACTTAAGGAGTAGCCCGTTAGTCCGTCTACTCGAACGTTCCGTTTAAATATAGGCACGTCCCAAAAACTTTACCGGAGATACCAATGGATAGTGAACAACCTTGTCCTGTGTGTCGTGCTGGTAGTCTTGGAGCTACCATGATGCGGGACTGCCACCTTGGACGAAAGACTACATTTCAAGTTGCCGCCGAACTAGACACAACTAACGAACTTGTGATGAAGCATATCAATGAGTCCCACGAACTAACGTTTGATGAGGACGGAGCGTTACGGTCACAAGATAGACTGATGGATGACTTACTGAAAACGTTAAAGACACTGAAAACGTGGACGGATTATGTTGTAAATACAGTTAAGGATCCAAACCAGATCGACCGTGCTAAAGTTGATATGTTAGTCCGGTTATCACAGGAAGCTAGAAAGACAATCGAATCGGTAGCTACTTTGCAGGGAAGAAAGGGCCCGGGAGACACACATATCCAAATGCAGATCCTGAACGGTAAGGTCGTTCTGTTGACTAATACGATTATCGATGTAGCATGTCCAGACTGTAAGATGAAGATTCTAGATGCAATTGAAGGCCAACCATTGCTTATGGAGGCTCCTAAATGATTGAGACAGAGTGTCAGCTGTCAAGTCACGAGACGCTAGATGGAAAGGATTACGTTCAGTACATGAGAACTGTTCTAAAAGGTAAATCAGATCCAGTTTGGTGGATAAAAGAGTATCTAGGTGTTAAATTTGAACCACACCATATAGAACAAGAGCTCGTTCTACGTCAGTGGTATCGACATCGTTACAATCCAACACTGATACCTTATAAGAATATGTACGTATTGGCGGGAATGAGGTCTGGAAAGACAGCACTTGATAGCATGATTACATGTTATGAACTGTTTGATGTTGTGACATTACCGAAGATTCCGTGGGAGTACTATAGCTTAATACGGAATCAGTTAGTAACGTTATCGATTCTATCGATTAGTCGTGACCAGTCAGATGACGGTCTATGGGGTAACGTCCAGCAGTTCCTCGACAAGAATGCGTGGTTCGACCAGTGGACTGACCTAACTCTGAAGTCAGAAAGTGCTGATATAGCGTCTAAACGTGTTGGAATACGTGTTCTATCATCATCTAGCAGTACAATTGTAGGACGATCTAACAGATTCGTGGGACTAGATGAGTTAGATAGTTTTGAAAATACAGAAGGGAAGCGCGGAGCATGGAAAGTATTCACGAAAATGCAAAACTCAACACAGACATTCGGCCAAGATGGCCGACTTGCTGCAATATCATCATCGAACGACGACCCGAATTCTATTATGAATACGTTAATCAGGCAGTCAGAAGGGAAGCAGAACGTTTTAGCAATTATGAAGCCTACTTGGATTATGAATACAGCGATTTCGGAAGCGGAGCTGAGGGAGGAGTACAAGGACAATCTAGCAGGGTTCTACAGAGACTTCGCATGTATGCCAGGTATGTACACTGGAATGGAGTTCCCAGATGGTATAAAACTAGCTGATATACCGAATGTTTTCCTGACGAAACGTTCAGACGTTCCGTATGGTCGTGTCATTGCGATAGATCCTGCAGCTAAGAATGATGCATTTGGTGTTGCTACTGGATATCGTGCGTTCGGTCGTGTGATTGTTGATGGGGTATGTCGGTTTCAGAAAACTGGAGATGAAGTCTTTATTAATCCAGAGGATATTGACAAGTTTCTAGAAGAATGTTATAAGTATATGAACATAAGAGCTCTTGTATTTGATACATGGATGTATCCGAACATTATTCATAAGGCAGAACATGATCACGGTCTTATGTGTGTCAAACATATTGTACGGAAAGCAGAATACGATGCAGTTAAAGGTATGATTAAACAGGGAACTTTGGATGTAGTAGCAGATCCAGTGCTAAAGCGTGAGTGTGAAGGATTAAAGATTATTAACGATTTACGGGTAGATCACCCGTTACAAGGGAGTAAAGACATGGCAGATTGTGTAGCAAACGTTGTATGGTACTTAACAGAATGTGAGGTTGAACCTCAGAAGCCGAGAATCTTATTAGCGAAGGTGTTCTAAATGGGACTAATTAAGGATACAGTAGGTAAGTTATTTGGATATCCAGTTACAAACACACGGTCCGTTCAGCAGATCAGTAACCCTGTAACTCGGACAATGGCTGGAAAGAAGATCACTGTAAAACTGGTAGAATTTCTACAGAACATCTCTGACTTTAGCAACATGCAGGATGAAGAGATGCAAGAACAGATGTTTATCTGGGAACCTGAAGTTGGAGGTGCGTTAGATAGGTTGTCTACTTTAGTCGCGGAGTGTTATCAGGGACCAATTCTGATGGATACCGATAAGGCAACATCTGAGATTGAAGAGACTATGCTTAAAGAAGCGAAACGTATATCGGATCGTATACAAATGGCGAATCAGTTTGAGATGTATGGAGAACTGTTACCGTTGTTTGGTGATGTTTACGTTGATGTACGTGACCCACTAACGTATCGTATTATACCTAATAAGTACGTTACGATAGTTGAGAGTAAGGATCAGATTAACCAAATGATACCAAACGTTCTAATGACTAACGGGAACTATCTAGTATTTAACGAGACATTCCAGACTAATATGTTTATACTAGAGCCAAGTCAGTGGATTCATCTTAAGTATAAAGATACTCCAATCTTTGCAGTAGATAAGAAAGGAAGACAGACATATGGTATCTATTCTGTTAGTCCTGTTCAGCGAGCCATCATCGCGACATGGCAGAAGCGTCAAACGTCTATCATTGACATATTATATCGCTGGAGAATCATTCCACGTGAGATCCACTCTGTTGACAGTACGATCTTTGCATTGGACCAGTTTTCCGGTAGTCAGATGGATCGTCTCGACGCTTCAAAAACGAAAGCTGATCAGTATATAAGCGAGTATAACAAAAGTATTGAAAACCAGACACCTGATCAAGGATATACAGTACTTGATACAATTGACATCAAGATGTTGGAAACGAAAGCTAATTCGTACATGCGAACTAACGAGTTGATAGATCAGCTAGATGCAAAAGTTTGGACTGCATTAAATATGCCAAAGTCAGTTGTAACAGGCGAGGGTGCCGGATCGTATGCATCAGAACTTATTATTAGTAATTACGTTAGTCAGAAAGCGTTACAGATCGCTAAGAAGATACGACCGTTACTGCTGACTAATCTTCGTGCTAGACTTCTGATGATTAATCCGGAATTTCCAGTCGAGAAGATAGATCTAAAATTAGAGCTAGAAATGGCAGCTACACGGTTAGAAACGTTCCGTGAAATGGCTATTATGGCATCACTCGGATGTTTCACGCAGACCGAAATCCGTTCAATGATACCTGGATACGCTCCACTGACTGAGGAACAGAAATCTGAAGTCGTAACGGGTGGACGGACAGTTCAGGCTGCTCTTGACCAGTTTGATTCCTTACAGGCGAAGTACCCAGATACTCCACAAAGTGATAGTCAGCATAAACAAGATTCCGGTCAGCAAGCAGTAACTAAGACTCAAAAGTCTGCTGTTACTCCACAATAACTTCTTTTTAACTGTTGGTTGAACAACCTCTCTCCGTGAACAACCCTCTTCATCTCTTGTCCCTCTTTTATATATAGGTTCGGATATACCAGTTCGTGGAGGTTCTAATGAGTGATAACATTGAGTGGCGGTCGCTCGACGTAACGGCTGCCGAAGGTATGTCCCTACGCGTTGGAACTTTCCTAGCATCGGACGGTGAACCAGTTGAGTTTACACAAGATGTTCTTAAGAAGGTGTTTTCTAAAGTAACTAAGCCTGTTCCAATGTACCTCACGCACAAAGATGCGGGAACTGGTAAGGATCGTGTCATACTTGGACATGCTGTAAAACTTGGCATAACTCCACAGTATGATAGTATTCATTTTAAAGCACTAATGATGGATCCAACGTTTAAGCTTATGTATGCATCGGGTTACGATGACACTAGCGCAGAGATTACTCCTATCCGGGATGAAGCCACTGGACGAATAGTCGATGGTGTGCTGACTGGCTTTGCGGTAGTGCCAAATCCGGCAATAAGTGGGACAGAGATGAAAGTATCTGCGATAGCCTTTTCGACTGGAGGAACGACAGGATCTTATGTACCAACAGTTCCTGTAGTTCCAAAGATTGAATTGGATTCGGCAAAGGATATCGTTAAACCGAATAACGGAGGGATTAAGTTGACAGGAAAAACGGTCATTGAACGCACACTGCTCGAGAGTGGGGTACCAGCTGATAAACTGGACGCTACCGTCGACGCTCTCGGTCAGGCGTTCAGTAAGAAGTTCGAGCAGGCGGGTCTTCAGAAGAAATTCGAAGATGCCCAGGAAGCTATTAAGCTTGCTTGTTCCGAACGTGATGAGATGAAGAAGAAATTTGAGGACTTAAATAACGAGTACAACACTATGCTTTCGGATAAGGTTGCAGCACTGTCGTCTGAGATTAAGACGATTGGATTTGCAAATGCTGAAGCTATTGTTGAAGGACTCGATGTTCGTCAGAAAATTGCAACATTAAGTAAGATGAAGGAAGGTCTTGCTACTAGCAAGCCTATGACTGCTGGCGCACAGTTCCAGACACAGGTACCACCTGCAGCTAGTTCTGCTAAAGCATTCCAGGATAATCTGACTGAACTTGGTGTTGCTGACCTTTGGAACAAATATCATAAGGGGGCCTAACCATGGCAGGCGCAACCGAAGCAACTATTATAAGTTATGGACTGGAGAATCCAGCACAAGCAATCGCGTATACAATTCTCGAAGCCTACGCTACACCTGGTTACGTTGTGAAAGTTCACACAGTATCAGGTCAGATGACTGGAACAAACGCAATTACGGATATCCCGGACGGTTACATCATTAAGAGTACTGTTCCTGCTACAATGCAAGCAATAGTTAACTCTGTAGAAGGTGATGCACAGACATTACAGTTTATCGGTGTTCAGGCACTTATTCCTGGACAAATCGCGTATCTGCAGCTTGCAGCCGCAACTGTAGCTGTAGCGATTGGCGACTTGCTTGGACCTACTGTAACACAAGGTTGTGTATCACCACGTTCAGCTACTGGTGTTAGAGGTGCTGGAATTGCAATTGCGAAGGCTCTTGAGGCTAAGGATGCAGCAGCTGGCGGAACGATTCGTTGTCGTATTATCCCGACTATGTACTTTGGAGCTGGATTACCATGATCAGCAAGTACTTTAGTTCTGGTTATTCAGATCGTCCGATGGAGAAGAAGGATATCATACGGGAGCTTGTGTATCTCCAGGCTGATGAGATGCTGCCAATGAAACAGGCAGTTGTTCAGAAGCCTATTGGAGTTCTTGACTTTAAGTACGATATTCCTAAGATCACTAGGATCGCATCTCAGAAGATTGAGGAAGGGACTCGTTCTGATAGGAAACGCATGGAGTTCTGGCAGAAAGCTGTTAGCCTGGATAAGTATCAGACAACCGTAACGATTACGGATGAAGCGAAGGTTCGACAGCTCGGTAACACCCAGACCTCGATGACTATCGATGCGGTAGCTCGTGGTATGGCTTACGATATTGATACTGAGATTATGAATGCTCTTATTGCAGCGACTCCAACTGCAACTGCAGCAACTGCATCAGCGAAATGGAATCTATCGTCAGCATCTCCAGGGTACGATATTGCAAGCGTTCTATCGAAAATCTTCGATAACACGAACATTATGGAACAGGACCTTTCGAATGTTCAGGTGTATGTTCCGGCAAGTGTCTGGCCGTTCCTGAAATTCCCGAAGGATGTCGGATTGCTGTACACTTCCGTTAAGGACTTTATCGAGAAACAACAGGCTGTGACAATGTATCTGAGTAGAAAGTTGACTAATGGAGCTCTCGTAGTTCTTCCAGGTCAGCAGACTGCACATCACTTGACGTATAACGGAACCGAAGTCCCGACTGCTGAGAATCAGCGTGAGATTGGTGTTGGTGAAGAGTACGTCATTACTAGGTACTACAAGACTGTTGTCATTCCGGATACTGTTTACGGAACAACTACTTCTCGGCTTGGTTGGATTTCCGTTGTTGCATAAGGTGTTCAGATGACTGTCAACTTATCTGCACTTCTTTTTAGAGTGCGATCGATGGTAGCGGAGATCGACATCCGTAATATGGATGATCTCGAGATGTTCCGTGAAGTCCAGAAAGCGTACTACTTTATAGAGAAGATTAAAAGTTCGACAGTTACTGATACTGATCTGGAGGTACCAATTATTTGTTTAGCAGCGTACTACAGTCATGTGAACTATACGTTACTAAACGCCAGACAGATTGGAACGATCGACGAGACTGTTATTATCAGACAGCAAGAGCTAAAAAAGATAGCTCGTGCAATGCTTCAAACGATCACTGAGAATGTAATCGCTGAAGACTTAAGTATTGATAACAGTAGATATGCTGAAGTTGGTGGTATAGGCTTCTCGTTAACACGAGGTGTACTTGATGATACACGTTTCTGAGTTCTGGACTAGTAAGTACGGTCAGGCAGCACTTGATGGTATCCAGTCTAGAGGATCTCAGTACTGGGCTAACAATATTTACCGGTATTATAAACAGGATACTGGTAAGTTAGGCCAGGCTTGTGATATCACTGTCGAGGATGGTATAGTTATCATCGGTATGAAGCCTATATACGGTATTCAGCGCGATGGAACGATTCATGAATACGGTCAGGATATAATGAACGGTATTAGACCTGGACCCGGAAAGTATAATCCGGTAAGGGGTGTTCGTATCAAGACTGGGTACTATCCAGGTGTTTCCGTTACTAAGTTTTGGGAACCGTGGTTAGCTGAATTCGAACCAGCTATGCTGGAGATTGTTCGAGAGGAAGTGTCATCAAATTTGAGAGACTTCATAACTGAACAATTCAAACAGGGTGCTTAATATGGTTACATCGTTCAACGAACTGTACGATAAAGTTGTTTCGTATGGATACGATGTTTCGAGAGAGATCGAGGAACATCTAGATATTGGTACGATTTGGATGGAGTTCACAAATTGTGATCTGAAAGTTGAATCTATCGATAATTCTTCATACATATCGACTAACGTTGTAACGTTCTACTGGATTGAACGTGATCCAGGAGTGATTGTAACTAATATTGCTGCATTTCTGACTAAACTAGGTACAGACAAATGGTCAGAGAACCGATTCGTGTTTAAACGATCAGGTTGTAAGCGAGTCGGTCAAACCTATCGTGTGTTTGTACCAGTTGAATGGGTAGAAGTAATTACTCTACCATAGGAGGAATTTAAATGGGACGATATGTAAAAATCTCAACTGAGACTGAATCAACATTTGGTAACGGCACTGCAATGCTTGCTGTTGCTAAGTTCACACCAATTCGTGTGAAGAGTATATCGAACCCTGTTGATCGTGGTCTTCTGATTGAAGAGAACATTGAAGGGTATATCCCTACTGCTGCATATGGTGGTGCTCTGAAACTTTCCGGAACACTGGAAGGTAATCTTAGACCTAAGCAGATGGAGAACTTGATTTACTCGTTAATGGGTGCATCGGCGGCAACGGCTGCTGGGATCCTGACGGGTATAGTCTATGCGATGGCGAATCCGTTAAGTATTCAGATGAAAATTGGTGAGTCAACCACAGCAGCGACTACCGATCTGGAACTTGGCTACATGGGTGCTGCCGTTAAGACGTTCAACATGAATGTTGCTGCGAAGGAATTCGTAACTGCACGTTTCGACTGGTTCGCTAAGAACTATACAGCTGCAAGTCCGTATAGTCCTCCAGCTTCGGGAGACTATTCAGATGAAGAACCAATTGTGTTCTATAATGCTAGTGTATCATTCGATGGTGTCGACACGAGTGCTAAGATTAAGAACATGACGATAAACATCGACCGGAAAGTTGATGAGGAACGGTATGTTATCGGAGACTACACGTTGACTGAAATTGGTATCAACGGTATGAATGAGGTTACAGGAGACATCACGTTTACAGAACATGAGTACGGTATCTTTAGACAGGCGTTATTCGGTGCAACCACTGCATCGACACTTGGTTGCGATGATGCTGTCGGAACAGCAGCATTCTTAGCACAATTTACGGATATTGCAGTGTGTGGTGCTGAAGCAGTTAAGATGTATGTTGAGTTCGGATCGATTAAATTCGCATCTACCGACACTACAATTAATGGTCAGAACGAGATTGAGAAGAAAGTTTCATACCGTGCCGTTGGGTACTTCGGTATCGGTGTTGCTACCTAAGATGGTTAGTGGTGATGGACGATGACAACGTTAAATATTAAAACTGCAAATGGAATCTATGAGGTTCGGAAACCAGCTGGAAAGCTTGGTGCTAGAAATATGATCATCCTGTCGAAGCTGGCGAATGTTCAGCCGATAAAAGTGAATGTGGAGAATGAAGATCCAGCTTTTGTTGAAAAAGTTCGACAGATGAATAACGCTAAACAGATGGAAGCCTTCGGGAATGTCTTCGAAGAGTGGTCTGATAAGATCTTACCAACGATTGTTGTTAAGGGACCCTTTACGTACGAAGAGATGCCTGGAGAGGACCAGCTGGCTATATTCCTTGCGTTGACACAAGAGACTCAGGTGACGGAAGAATTCTTTCAGATCTTGCCCGCCGAGCCTAGTGTATAACCTTGGAACATTAGCGTTCTTTACTGGGTCCCGACCCTCCGCTTTTTTCGAGTGGAACGATCCAGACGACTGGGCCGAACGACTAACGTTTGATAGTTTAGTAATGAACACTGCAATGCCAGAGCTAATAAATAAAATTATTGGAGGGGATTCCAATGGCAGATCGTGAAATTATTGAGTACGAAATAGTAATGGATGATACCCAACTAGTAGAGACGGAACGGAGAGTGAAGGAACTTCGTGGAATGCTTGAAGATGTCCGGAAAGGTGTTACTGTTAATATGACTGTACCGGATATCGAGAAGGAACTGAAAGCTCGTGTTGCTGCTATAAATAGCTATATTAAGGGTAGTATTAAAATCGACGATATGTTCGATAGACGATTTGACAGAAATGCTGCTCGTTCTGTAGGTGATGATGTTGGTAAGCAAGTTGCAAAAGGAATGACTGAAGCAATACGAAGTGCCTTAAATAAATTCACACCTGATACTGATGTTAATCTCGAGAAGCATATTGCTGATCCCCTCCAGCAAAAGACTATTCGTGAAACGTTAACACCTAGTAAAACAAAGACATCACAACTTGTAGCATCGAAACGTGAATCGTTAGCTAACATTAAACAGTCTATTACTGCCCTACAAAATCTAACCGCTGAACAGAAATCAGAGCTATCAAAGCGAAATAAAGAGATCGACAGACTGTATAGTGATGAGGAACGGGCTGATAACGAGTTTATTGATCAGTTAACTGATGCTGAAGAGCGTCATGATCAAGTTATTAAAGACTTATCAGTTCAGATGAAAAAGCCACGGTCTGAACTGAAAGATGAAGGCTTCTATATTAAAGGGAAGTTCGTAAAGACTGGATTCGGATCACATAGGGACGTATTGGAACCCACACCATTAGTTACTCCAGCTAGTAAAGAGTATGGAAAAGGCATCGGAGCTCAACAGAAGATACCAGAACCAGGTCCTGTTCCGTCTAGATTACCGTCTCGTGACAGGTTTAAGACGAATGAAGAGTTTCTACTGGCGTTAAGAAAGGCCCGTGAGTTTTATATTACTCAGACGTTTAAGGAGATCTTTGGACGTGGAGCGATAGATACTAAGGCTTTAAGTAGGATGACAAAGGAGCAGCTAGCAATTACGACTAATGAGAATGCACCACGGAAGCCGAGATTAGATAAACAGATCGAAACTGAGTTAAAGTTACTGTTTAACGATCCGAAGTATACTGTTAAGTTAAATGAGATATTAAAACAAGCTGAGACGAATGAACTTGGTGCTATACAAGAAATTAGATCTATTATAGAGTATGAACGTGGTAAAGTTGACGATATAATGCCCTATAATAGGATTAAACAGTGGAAGGATAGACTAAAGTCTACTGAACCGGAGGATACTGGAAAACGTGAATATCATCAGGTAGTTCCGAGACATCAGGCGTATGATCCATTGTGGCACAAAAGGGCAGGACGGACAGTAGAACGTACTGTATCAGCTGAACCGGTTGATCAGTTGACTGATAAGTTTGTGCGACAGAAAGACGTTAAGTATGATACGATATCTAAGATACAACGGAGGATGCGTGGTATTAATAAACTAGCTGATCAGTTGTATACTGTAATTCAGGACGCACAGACGTTATCACCTAAGTTTTATGCTGCACTAAATACTAGACAGCCTAAACCGATTAGTAAGCATGCTTTATCACCAAAATTGGAAGCTATGCTAGAGGTAGAAGCTGAAAGACAGTTAGCTCCACAACGAGAAGTTCAGAGAGCTCCCGCTACATTAGTTGCGTTTACTGGACATCGTCCAAATAAACTTGGTGGATATGATGAGACAACACAACCAGTTAGAGATATTAAAGCCGGACTAGTAGACTCTATACGGACTGCTATTGCCAGTGGAACGAAACATTTCATATCAGGAATGGCACTTGGTGCTGATATGTGGGCTGCAGAGGCAGTACTCGAACTTAAAAAGGAGTTCCCTGATATTAAGTTAACAGCAGCTGTTCCATTTAAAGGTCAAGAACGTCAGTGGCCTAAACCAGTACAAGAACGTTATAGTAAAATATTAAGTCAGGCTGATACTGTTAAGTATATCTCAGATGAAAAGTCAAAACTAAGTATATCTCAGATGATGCAGAAGCGTAACCAGTGGATGGTTGATCAAGCCGACAAGATGATTGCCGTATTTAGCGGATCTGCTGGAGGAACTGCAAACACTATCAGAGCTGCTAAGAAACGTGGAATACCGGTAGAAAATGTGCTTGAAAATTTGAAACAACCTGAACAAGCGAGAACAGAGACAGTTCGGGAGGCTAAGAAGACGTTAGGTCCTCAGTATGTTCCACCTGTTGTACCAACGACTATTGAGCAGACTGAGAAAGTTGTTAAGCCTGTCGAGAAAGCGATTCAGAAGCCGGTAACTGAAAAGCAGGTGGGTCCAGATGCGTTCGCTAAAATAGCTGATGCGATTAATAATCAGTTGACGATCCAATCTGGACCCGGACTTACTCCTGAACAGTTAACTAAGCATATAGACTGGATGGGACTTGGAAAGGAAATTGGTACTGGGTTTGAACCAAATCCTATTAATCTGAAACCGATTCAGGAAGCTATGGAACGGGTACTAAACGCTGAACCGCCAAAATTATTAACAGCAGGTAAACCAACTGAAGTGCCTGATAAGGTAACATTGTATCGTGGGGGAGCACGTAAGAAAGAAGATAGTGATATAGAATCTACAAGTAATTGGTTCACAGATGAGCTGGAACGTGCACGCGGATACGCAGCTATGCGGACTATGGCGTCTGAAGGAGAAAATAAAGTTCCAGCGATTAAAACAATTAGTGTTCCATCTAGTTTACTAAAAACGTTAAAAGATGTTGGGTCACATAGTCCGGGACATGAATTCCAGTTACCACCGGAAATTGCTAAACGTGCAGAAACTGCCCCAGACTTACTGAAAGGTCCGATCACTATATATGGTAAGACACCAACAGTTAAAATGCAACAGGCTTACGATTCGTTAGTTGATAAGGTAATTCAACCAATAAAGACTGGGATTGATACATTTAATAATCGATCAACTGAGATACCAGCTGAATCGGGAACGAAGTATTTCAAGAATGCCCCAAAGAGTCAACGATTTGAAGACTCATTAAGTGGACTAGATCGTAAAGAGTATATGCAAGAATCTCAAGAAGGACTTGATGCGTTACATAATGAAATGAATAATATGACCTGGGAGCAGAGTGGTGAAGTAAATAAAGTAAAAGATGTACAGAAGAAACGTCAGGACTTAATTGATTTTGTTAAGAATGCTGGTGTAAAAATTGGTCTCGATATCGATGAAACGATTCAAAGTATGAACGTGTTCTCGATTATGTTTGGTGAAGAGAGCAAGGGATTCTTAGATCCTGAATATATGAATAAGAATTACGAACAGTGGTTTGAGAAGCTAAATAAACTAAGCCCGATATATAGTGATATACAAAAGTTCCTCGGGAATAAATCCGTACTGATAACAGCTAGACCAAATCTAGTGGGACTTCACGATAAAGCACAACAAATCGGTAAGCAGTTCGGAGCTATAGCAACGTTCGCAGTTGAGAATACGAAAGAGAAGGCTAAACTGATTAAGGAACTAGGACTAGAAACGTATTACGATGAGGATACGTTACAAGTTACCAAATTACAGAAGGAGCTTGATGCAATAGGTGCAACGACTAAAGTTATGCAGTCTGATTTTGGTGTTGCAAGAGAGAAAGGTGAACTACCAAATGTTAAGCGTATGGCTGAACAAGCTACAGCTAAACCGGTAACTAGTCCTGTTAAGACTGAATTACCAACAGCTCCGGCACAGAAACCAACTAGGAATACGATAGCTGATACGTTAAAGGGAATGGTAATAAACGGTGGTGCGTTAGGTGGTGCTGGACTTGGATTCCTTGGTGGGATGACACTTGGACCGTTACCTGCAGTCTTTACAGGTTGGTTAGGTGCTAACATTGGGATGTGGGTTGACCGGGTAATCAAGAGTGGTCAACTGAAACAGTCGATTGCGAATCTGTTCAATAAGACACCAGTTGTTGAGATTCCACCTACTGTTGTTGAGAAGACAACTCAGGTTGCTACTGGAATTAGTGACGCAATGGCTGGGATGTTAGAACGTTCGACGTTCCAGGCACAGAAAGTTATACGTGATAAGTTTGCATCTGTTGATAAGAACGGCGGAACGTTAACGATTGAAGAGGCTCCTGGTGCAGAACCTGCTTATCCTGGTGCAGCTGTTCCAAATGTTCCGTATGTGAATCCTGCTCTCGTTACTAGAGTTGAAGGAAGCGTAACGGGTATAGTTACAGCAATGACTACAGCATCGAGAGATATAGCGACCGCTGGTGGAAAGGTAGCTGGACAGATACAAGTTCTTGGGATGGAGGACTTCGGAAGTCTTGGTGGTAGTATAAAGGAAGCTGCACAGAAAGGTGTTCAAGCTGTTCAGGAGAAAATGCCACGATTAGGATCGTCTGAACGTCCATATACCGGTGGTATTCGTTGGCAGAAGTTCTTAGACGGAACGTTGTTTACGGATCAGAAAGCTTATGAGGAAGCAGTTGCAGCGAAGATTGATGAGTCAATTAAGTTCCAGGTTGACACGCTACGTGAGATGACTGGACTATCGTTAGAAGCAGCAACAACGTTACGAAAGGATCTAGCTGCTATAATTAAGCCATCTCGTATGAAGATGTCTACGTTAATTGGTAGAGCTAAGGCGTATATCGAGACTAAAGGGGCAACTGGAACTACTCCTGAGGCACTGAAGGAGTTTGCAACTGGTGAGGAGAAGATATTTGAACGATCTCATCCTGCAATGAAGAATCTAGTTCCTGAGGACGTTACACCGTATCAGAGAATGTTTGGACAGGACTACACAATTAAACTGTCATTCCTAGATTATGATGAGTTCATGGCTGCAGCTGAGACTGTAAGACAGTTACCTGGATGGACTAGTACCGCGACTAAGGAATTCGAACGGTATGGTCAGCTCGGAACTAATGTTCTACATACGATGAAAGTTACCGGACATATACCTGGTGGAAAGGAGATTGGGGGACGGATTGAACAGGTACGGACAGCTACCGAAACGTTAGCAACTGGACCATCGGCTATAACTGAAAGAAGTCAGTTAGAGATTGGAGATAAACGACTGAACTTACAGGAACGGATGAACTTAGCTGCGATGTATCTGGATAAACTGAACTGGAAGCTTGTACGCGGACAGATGGCTCTATTAGGTATCGCATTCTCGATGATGGGTGCAATCAAGATGATCCAGAAGGCCTGGTCGACTGTAACAACTAGTATGTCGAATCTACCTGATATATTTAAGAATATCGGTATGGCGATGGCATTCGGACCAGCTAACGCACAGGGATTCCTACGGACTATGCTTGGATCGAGTAACCAGATTGTTGGATCCTGGAAGAAGTTCACCGGTTATACAGCAACGTTAAACTCGATGCTTGCGTACTTTGCATTCCGTTTACTACAGGATACACGTGTAATCTTTGCGATCGATCGATTGGTAGAGAAGATTATAGGACTACTGTCCGATCAGGCATTCTTAGATAAGATCTTCGGATTAATAGCTAACATTATCGATGCGTTACCTGGTGCAGTTGATTGGATCGTTAGTATGGTAACATGGTTAATGGGAATTTTAGAGACTCCAGGGATGAAGGATGTTCTAAAATGGGCTCTCGCTATGGGATTAGCAGCTCAGTTCCTGATGACCCCGTTAGCATTGTTAGGTGGTGCCGTACAGTTCTTGGGTTGGGCAGTTAGTGCACTAGCAGCTATACTAGCAACTGTACAAGCAGGATGGACTCTACTATTGGGACAGTTAATGGGAGCGCCAGCTGCATTAACTCAGGTTGTTGCCGGAATAGCTGGTGGAATCGTTCTTGGACTAGCTGCAGTCTGGTTACTCGTTAAGATGGGAATCATCGATGCAGTAGTTAAGATCGGTGAAGAGTTCCAGAAGAACTTCCCTGATATAATGGCTATACTGAGGATAGTTCTATCTCCGTTAGCGTTACTTGGTGGAATAATTCTTGAACTCGTTACAACAGGAGTTCAAGTATTCTGGGATACCTTACGTATTCTATTTGATAGAGGAGCAATAGATGCTGGAATATATCTGTTACAGGGTTTACTCTATTTAGTCGGTAGGATTGCTAACGTGATAGCGACAGTTCTAGTTGGTGTCATATCATCGGTTATGCAACTAGTAGTTAAAGCTATTATCAGTAACATAGGATTGATTCCGGGTGTTGGATCATTCCTATCAGCTATGGGATGGGATGCTAAAACTATCAATGCTGAAATTGGTAAGGTAGCTACATCATTAACGGGTGGTATTGGATCGTTAGTAGATCAGTTCTTGAGACCTGCTAGTTATGGGATCAGCTCATTACCTGGAAGAGCTAGAGGCGGAAAGGTAGTTGCTGGAACACCCGTTATCGTTGGTGAAGAAGGACCTGAGGTGTTTGTACCAAGTGGATCTGGAGATATAATTCCGAATCATATGACTGGATATGCCGACGGTACAGTTGATGCTATAAGTCTTGAGGCGTCAGCAGAGAAGATCGAGAAAGGAGGATCTGATATTGTATACGGAGCCGAGGCATATAAACGTATAATGGAAGAACACCGTTCTAAGAATTTCGATATGATGAATCGGTTAATTGGTAATGTCGATCGGATATTCTGGGATGTATCAACGGGAACGAATCAACAGATCGGAATGACGAACCCGAACGTACCTGTTACCGGTGATAAGGATTATACACGACATAGAGAACAATTCCTAAGTGCTAGAACACAGGAAGAAGTTCGTGCTATGCCAAGTGGATTCAGCGGACGATATACTGAACTTGTTCAACCTATTGCTAGTGCTGTGACTAGTATAGCAACCGGGATACATCAATCATACAGTAGTCTAGAAGAAGTTCTAAGATTACGCAAGTCGTTATCATCTATGGGACCGTTAGCGACTCCAGTGTATCCACATCTAGCATCTGGTGGGTTTGTTATGCAGACTGGTGCTGCGGTTGTACATAAAGGAGAACGTATAATACCTGCTGAAGAAGCTTCAGTACAATCCGTTCAGGTTACTAACTACGTTACGGCTACCGTCAATAATAAGACTGATGAGAAGTATCTGTTAGAGTTAATGGGTAGAAAGTATTACAGTGGAGCGTATTAATCATGCCTCTAGCGATAACAAGAAGGATTAAGACTGGTGGATCGTTAGTAGATGCTGATCTAGTAGCTGCAACGTTTGATCCGAAACGGGTAACGTTGATACGTAAGATGAATTCGGTCTTGACACCAATTCCTGGTGAGCAACATTTCGGGATGCCTATGGGTCCGGAAGCAGTAGAGTTTAGTGTTAATTTTTTGTGGGATCAATCTAACTGCCCATGTCCCGGAAGAACATTTGCACAATCATTGAAACAGTGGACCTGTAATTCGATATATGCCGCTACACCATACGGTTCGTTAGTTAATGATATTGCGACCGCCCACTATATAGCTAAAACGATTACGTATGATCGAAAAGCTCCAGGTGTGAAAGGAGTTAAGAATGGTAGCTGTACGCTGTATCCGGTTTGGAATGTAACAATGAACTTAATGAAATTGAGAGATTCAGATGTTACGGACTGTCCAACGTTTACCGATTATACGATTAGTAATTCGTACAGTGGGTCGAGTCTTACACCGTTCCTTGAAATGACTAATGTACTGGATGATTCTGATATTACTGTACAACCGTCAACAATAAAAGTTGCACATACTGGACAGCCTCAAGCTTTTGCGTTATATGATGAGGAAGCACTAAGTATATTACCACCGTTAGGTAACGTAGGACCGGTTATCGATATTGAGTTCCGAGCTAGTAATGCTGATTTTGAACTTATAAAAGGATGGGCTGCCACACGAACAACTGTTGTATCAACTGATCAATGTCAGTATGACGAATTTGATATTGATAACGCTCCGTCTTACTATAGTAGATGGATAGTAAGTGGTTATAGTTGGGATCGTGATGTTGGATCGGGAGGTCAGTATACAGCTACTGGTAAAGTGACTAGGCGTATAGCGATGTCGCTAACACGTTATTGGGGATATGAATTACTGGAGGTGTAAAATATGCCGTGGATACTATATGAAGTACTTGCTGCTGCTACGCATAATGTGATAGATTCATCAAGAGCAATAGTATCATGTGATTTACAGAAACTGAATGAAGCAAGAGTGATTTGTTCACACTCTAACGTTAGTGGTCCAGTTGATAATGATACTGAAGTTCAGATTATTGATCAAGTTGTTGATCCGGTAACTAAGTTGGTTACCGAGGAGCATGTACTGATACATGGATATGTAGAAAAGTATGCTCAGATGACTAAAGGAGCTATTAATAGTACATACGAGTATACGATAAAGGAACTTGCTGGTGAACTAGAGAAGTATCGTGTACACGTAACGGGAACGTCTAACTATATCGTAACGTGTCCTGCTCAGAATACTAGTGCTTATGCAGCATCCATTTTAGTTGAAACAACGTGGAGTGCTGCGACAGCTATGACCAATTATTTAGTTGATGCATTACAGTTTCGTTACATGACTGCTTTAGCTGGACTTAATAAAATAGTCTCACAACTATCTGCGGCGACGGCTGCGACACCACTTTATATGTGGTTTGATAGTGATCTAAAGACGGTCGGCTGGGGGACCTCTAGGAACGATAGGACGTCTGTGAACTTTATCAAAGGACTGTATTACGATTATAAGGAAGAAAAGACAATCCGTAACCAGGTAAATGGTGTTGTTATATTTGGTGCTAATAGCGCGTATAGTGGCCAGTATCCAGCTGTTCCGACTGGACACAATCTAGCGGTATATCAGTATGACGATGCGAATACTGATGCGGAATGTGAACAGATAGCAACTGCTGTATACTTGACGTGGTGTAATGATCCGAAACGACGTATCCAATTTAAGGTAAGACCTATAGATACGAAAGTTGCTGGAAGCTACGTATTAGAGGGTGATCGTATACAGGTCGATGGTGTTAACTATACGGTTATCGACATGACGTATACACCGAAAGATATACTGATAGGTGTAAATGCTGGAGAGGACTCTGTTCTGTATAGTCTTGGTGATAAACTGAAACCAGTAGCCGGAACAGCTAGTGGAGCACTTAATCAGAGTTGGGATCCAGGAACACAGAATGTTAGTAGTGACGGAACTACTAAGACAGTCTTTACGTATCAGCTAGCTGATAATACGAAGCTTGGAGATGATTGGTTACTAGACTGTACAATTGGAACGTATAAGGCTCAGTCCTATCAGGTTACGGCAGCTGTTGCTAATGAGTTGTTAAGTAATGTACTAGTTCCGTCTAGTTTCGATGGACTTAGCTATCCAGGTGATCTGTGGAATGCAGCGACTACCTACTTACCATTCACATCTGGTACTCCTGAACTAGTTGCTGGTTCTGAGATCGAGAACGGATTTGAATATGCATTCGCAACTGTATCGTTTACGACTGAACCTATATTAGCAACTGTTGATATTGGATACTTATATGTAACATGTGAATATAATTATACAGGAGCCACTACTGGATGGTTTGAAGGAACGTTCCAGCAGAAATGGAGAATCCCAACTGGTCCAGATGGAGAACGTACATTCTGTACGAATACGTATTTGATCCCTGGAACTGCGAATACGTGTCAGCCGCATGTTAGATGGAAGTGTCTAGCTGAGATTGGTGTTAATGATGTTGCTGCTGGTGTACATTATTATTTACGGAATATTAGTTGTATGTTAGATGTTATACCGAGACATACTCATGACTGGCAACAGACTGGTGTGACGAATGCGAATGAACTGTTAGCTCCACAGACTGATGATGTTACTGAAGTGGAGACCACACCACCAGCATCGGTAACTGTGTACGTTAATGGAACAAATTTAGGATCGTTAACACCCGGAGTACCGAAGGATATTAAATCATATCTAATTGATGGGATTAATGATATATCGTTTACATCGGATACTGTATGTACCGTCACACCATCTGGTAAGTTTATAATGTACGGGTGATAGTAATGACGTTTCAGAATGGTGATTTTGAAACTGGAGATCTGACGGGATGGACAGATAATAGTTCTGGTGCAGGATCAGCTTCTGTGACAACTGGAGCTAAATATAGTGGAACGTATGGATGTAGTTTGTTAATGTCATCTAATAGTGAAGGAACGATGGATGGTCAGGCATCGATTAGTCAAGACTTTGATACCAACTTCATCAGTATTAGTATGAAACATAAAGTGGCACAATTCGATGAAAGTCCAGGGATGGTTGGGTTTCGTGTGTATGTATCTGTACACGATGCTTCACATGCTGTAACGAATCTCTGGATATATGGGGGTTGGATATGGAGTACGTCGGACTGGGAAACGATGTCGTTCACGAAAGCTGAAATCGAGGCGATGTTTCCGTCCGGGTACCACTGGAACGAAAGTGGAGTGTCAACACTGATGATTAACCAGTTCGTGCTAGCTTAATAAGAGGTAGGATACATGACAATCTATTATAACGAGAGTTACGTCGATGATATAGAGATTGAGTATCCGTTATCACCTATTATAGAGGTTAGCTTAACGTATCGTGTTAAACGAACTGGTTTAATAACAACAGATCTCAGGTACGACATATGTCATGTTATCCAGAAAACTTTAGAGTATCGTTTTACACGAACAGTAACACTTAGCCGACCGTTAGTAGAGTGGATACCATCATCTGCGACTATTAACTATAACGATCAGGGAACATATACAGTTAACAATCTGTATGGTAGTAATAATAATGCGTATGCAAAGTTTAACGTTAATACGGTACCAAGTAGAACGTTACCGTGGACACTCCAGTATGATTACGGGTATGGTGGACAGAAGCAGGTAACCCGATATGTGATGCACTATCCGAATGGATTCACTGGTAGTGATATATTTCCGAAGTCGTGGGTATTTGAAGGATCTTTAAACGGAACAACTTGGACAGCGTTAGATACGCAGACTAGTCAGACATTTAGTGTGACACGCACTATTGATTTCGTAAACAATAAGGCCTACCGTTACTATCGTCTGAGAGTTACCGAACATTGGAGTCCAGCGTCACCTAAAGATCTATATATAGGTAGAGTAAAGCTTTACGATCAAGGTAGTACGTTACTTGAATATGCTATATATACGGCATCACTAGAAGCAGATACGTATGCTGGAGTTGCTCCAATAAACGTTACGTTTACCATTACGGATGAAAGTTTACCAAGTCTACCTAGATATCATTGGGATTTCGGAGATGGAACATCTGGATATAGTACAACACCAACAGCACGGAAACAATACCTAAATGCTGGTACGTTTACGGTATCTGTTAGTGTCCCTAATCTAGAGTATCTACCTGTCGCATCGGTAGTAGTAACAATTACTGAAAGGCCAGCTGGACCACATGCAATGTTCTTTGCAAATCCAGTTATGGGAATCGCACCGTTGAATGTTCAGTTTGAGAACATTAGTGTGTATACTGGAGCCGTAACATGGGACTGGAATTTCGGAGACGGAACAGATCATTCAGCAGAAAAGAATCCGTTACATACGTATACTGGAGGTGCCACATACAACGTATCGTTAACGGTTACAGATAGTGATGGGAATGATACGTTAACTCGGGTAAATTATATACATGGATCAGTTGTTCCGCCATCTGCTAACTTCGAGATTGCTAGTGGAAATGCAACGGTAACATATGGTGAGGGAATATGGGTGGAACTTAAGGTAACCGATAGTTTAGGGAATACCAGTTCTATCACTATGAACGTACTTCTAGATGATGAAGAAGATAGATTCATAGAGTTTAGAAATACATCTACTGGTGATATAGTAGAGTGTAGATGGACATATGGTGATCTATCGTGACAGTATATACACATAAGAAGTCTGTGCTGTATCATCCGACACATCTTTTTGGGACACCAGATATTTGGGGGAAGCCATTTGACTCATCGGTATATCCACAAGATACTCCGATTGTAAGTCAAGGTACAACTGGCTTCGACTGGGATGGTACGGGAATAGTATACGTTACACAGTCGTATGAAGGTACGTTATTGTATGGACTAATCGTTGATGATAATGTACGGATAGAGACAGCCTTGGATACGTTTGAGACTGTTGGTGGATCTGGGCTTAAACCAGCACTAGATATTACAGCTGGGCTAAACGTTGGATTTAATGCCATTACGTTAACAGTTCTTAATACAGGTTTGTTATCAATTGCGTTAGGATGGAATGATGAATACGAATATTATTTATGGACACGTATTGTTCAGGTTTCCGGTTGATTTCGTGAATGGATCCAACATTTCTAATTAATCTCATTCTTTATATTGAGGGAATAAGATATAATCGTTTCAGGTGATAGGTATCACCATGGAGACTTTTAATGTCAGCTACTGTAACTATTGCCGAGAAAAACGGCGCGGGTGGAACGCAAACTGATAGCATTACGAATACTAATATGGGTAGTACTGATGCTGTGAATCTTGTTGCAGCCTCGTTTCCGATAACTGCTGGAGCGAACAGCTATGAGAAGATTCAGCACTTTAGAGTTTCGGCAGCTGGTGGATCATCACAGATTAAACAGCCGAAGGTTTGGGCGTCTGCAGTATTAGCATCTGGTGCGACACTGTACACTAATGCGAATGTGACGCCTGCTAA